AAGATGAAGAATATTACAAATCAAGTTCGGAACGCTTGGCGAATGTTCAAGCACAAATGAAACTTTTTAGAGGGCTTTTATGACAAAAAGAAATAAAACTTGCCCGTCGTATGATTGCGAAGAGTGTCAAACATACCCTTCGCATGCTTCGGTTAAATGTGGTGGCGAAGAAACAAAGAATTGTAAATGGTTGGATTTTGATTTTGAGAAAACGAGTTTTTCGGAATATTTGAAACAAGAAAAACAAAAAGGGGCGTAAATGATAGAAGTTGACGACAAAGATTTGAAACGCTTTACGGAAAACTTACAAAACGCCGCAAAGTACGCTTACCCCGACACAGTTCGGGCGACTCTTTCAAAAGCGGCTTACGAAACGAGCGTTCTTTATAAGAAAAATGTTCAACAAGAACTCACAATCAGAGGGGGAAAGACGAATATTGTTCTTACTTCTATTCATTACGAAAAGGCTCAATATAAAGAAAAAGATGTCAACAAAATGACTTCTTATGTCGGGCAACAAGAAAAAACATACGGGAAACCGACCGAACAATTAAGAAAGCAGGAACTTGGCGAAACGATTCACGCAAAAGGGAAATTCACGCTTAAAGCGACAAAGTTCACTCGTGGCGGCTCATATAAAAGATTTGTTCAAAAAGAAAATTTGATTTCAAGAACAAATGCCGTTCATATTGAGGACATCGCCCAACATCCAATTAAAAACAATGTAAAAGAGCAGTTCAAACAGGCGATCGCCGTTGCTCATACTACGCACAAAACAATAAATTTCATACCCGACAACGAAACTTCGGGACACAAATTCGGTATATTTCAATTCAAAGACACAGGAACAAAAATCGGAAAAGACGGGAAAAAACACGCCAAAGGAAAAGCGGCGAAATTGTTATATTCTTTCAAGGACAAAAACCAAAACTTGAAACCTCGTCCGATGTTAAAGCCTGCGACGGAAGAAATCGCTCCGAAAATCGGGGAATTTTATTGTCAAGAAGCCGAGAAAAGGTTGTCAAAAGAAATGTCGAAAAATTTGAAAAAGTGAAGAATAACAAAACATAATCCCCGTTTTGTTATTCTTCGGGGATTTTACAAATGATCTTAACAAAAGAAGAGTTCGAAAAACAATACGATTTCAATTCTCCTTCGGCAGTTTGTCGTTTGATTCGAGAAAAGAAAATCAAACTTAATAAAGCCGGAATGATAGACACAAACGACGAACATAACGCCGTTTATTGTCAAAAGCGAGAAGAAAAAATTAAAAGACTTCAAAACAAAAAACAAAAGGAGAAAACAACCGAATCAAAAGCGAATAAAAACCAAAAATCAGCAGATCAACTTGCCCTTGAAATTGATTTGTTAAATGCTCGGCTTGAAGAAAAGAATCAAAACGCCGAACTCAAAAGAATAAAAATCGCCAAAGAAAAAAGAGAGGTTATTGAAACCGATGTTTTGAATCGATGTATTCAAGAAATTTTCGGCGATATGATTAAACGCTTGACGGAAATTCCGAATATTTACGCAGGCGACATTATAAAAACGGTTCAATCGGAAGAAAACCCGAAAGAATTAATCGTCGAATTCTTAACCCAAAAGATTTCGTCAACATTGAAACAAGGGCTTCAATCGGCGAAATCGGCGGCAAAAAAATATTATGAAGAGGGCGAAAATGACGAATAAATCGAAACAAATTGACCGAATATTCTCTATTGTTTCGGCTTTAATTCCGAATAACACTTTGATTAGTGTTTCAGAATGGGCAGAGTTGAATCGTTATTTAGACTCGAAGGCTTCGGGGCGAAGTGGTTTATTTGAATTCGACAACGCTCCGTTTTGTCGTGAAATTGTTGATCGTTTTTCAAAGAACGATCCAACGCAAGAAATCGCCATAATGAAGGGCGTTCAATTAGGGCTTACGACCTCAGTTATTGAAAATGTAATCGGTTATTCAATAGACCTCGATCCTTGCCCGATGATGTTTGTTTTTCCAAACAAAGATCAAGCCGAAGAATATAAAAAAATAAAAATTGACGGCTTGATTGACAATTCGGAACTTCGAGAAAAAATAACTGCGGAAACCGATAACAGGAACACACGAAGAACGGGCGACACGGCTTCTCTTTTGGAATTCAAAGGAGGTTTTTTGAAGTTTGTTTCGGCTAATAACCCGAAAGAACTTCGTTCAACCCATATAAAAAAAGTATTTTTAGACGAGTTGGACGGTTATCCCGATAAAATAAAAGACGAAGGCGAACCCGTTCAAATCGCTTCTTCAAGAACCGATGCTTATTCAGAACTTGGGCGAAAAGTTTGTTACAATTCAACCCCTTTGTTGAAACATAATTCGAAAATATACGCTTATTATTTGAAGGGCGATCAACGAAAATTCTTTGTTCCTTGCCCGAAATGTGGCGAATTTCAAGAATTAGTTTTTTATAAAGCCGACGGGGGGTTGTATAGCGACGATAAAGCCGTTATTAAAGGGAAAAACAAAACAAAACCTTACGGAATTATGTTCAACGCCGAAGAATGTCGAGAGGGCGATTATTCTTCCGTTCGCTATCGTTGTAAACATTGCGGCGAAGAATTCGAAGATCATTATAAAAAATCTATCGAAAAGAAGGGCGAATGGCGACCGACGGCAAATTCAAAAGTTCCGTTTTATGTAAGTTATCACATTTCGGCTTTGTATTCGTTGACTCGTCCTTGGTGGAGAATTGTTCAAAGATTTATTGAAGCAGGGAACAATCCCGAAAAACTTCAAGTTTTTTATAACCTTGATTTGGGGCTTCCTTTTGAAGAACGAACGGGGGGCGTTGAATATCAACAAGTTCATCGTTTGAGAATTCTTAATGCCGAACGAAATGTTGTTCCAAAAGAAGCATTGTTTATGACTTGTGCCGCCGATGTTCAAAGGAACCGTATTGAAGCAGAAATTCAAGCGTGGGGCGACCGTTTCAGATGTTGGGGGCTTGATCATCGTGTATTTTATGGAAATACGCTCGACATATACGATCCTTGTTGGCAACAATTCAAGGCAATAAAAGATGAAGAGTTCACGGATGGAAGAAAAGTTGATATTCAACTTGTGGACTCCGGCGACGGCGAAACTCAAAGTTCCGTATATGATTTCTGCGAAACTTTCGGAGAAGGTTTGATTCTTCCCCTTAAAGGTTTGAGGGTAACGGATAGAACAAAAGAAAAATTCAAAATCGCCGACTTGAAAGATTACGAAAATATTTCACTTGTTGAAATATATGTCGATTTGTATAAAAACATTTTGGCTCGTTATTTTTCACAGGAAGAACGATTCGATGAAAACGATTACCCCGACGGGTGGCATACATACGCCAACAGTTATTCGGACGAATATTTTCGACAACTCACAACCGAACAACGAGTCAAGGCGACAACGCCTGCAGGTGGCGTAAAAATTCAATGGGTTCAACACGGGCGAAACGAAGCGTTCGACTTGAATGTTTATAATTTGGCAGGAGCCGATTTGTATATTCGAAATCTTTCGCTTTATCTTTTGGGATTAGAAAACTCAAACCCAAGAGCCGTTTTTGAATACCTTAAAGCAGTTCGAAACTTAACTTAATAGGAGAAAAATAAATGAGCGTTACGGGTTACACGGTTTCCGAATTGAAGGAAATAATCAAAACACTTAACGAAGCATATTTGAGAGCGGCGAAATCGGGGGGCGTTACATCTTACACGATTTCATCGGGGCAAGGTTCAACAACCGTTCAACAAGCATCGCTTTCATCAATACAAACACAACTTGCTTATTGGCGGCAATTATTGACCGAAGAAATTGAATACGGTTCGGGTTCTCATTGTACTTTCGTTCGAGATATGGGGGTAATGTAAAAATGGTTATGAATTTTATATTAAACTCGTTCAACGGGAAAGCAAAAAAAAGAACAGAGCCAAAAGCGGCAATTTTCCCCGTTGGGACTTTTTGGGGTGGCGTATATGACGGAGAGCAAGAACCCGGTGCATTAAATACGGGTTATATTTACGATGTTAATTATTACGACCTTGCAAAACGGGCTTATACACTCGTTACAATAAACGAATTCGCCAAAATTATGATTATTCGAATGACGGAATTCGTAATCGGGACGGGGCTTCGTTTACATCCAACGCCGCTCCGTGGTTTATTAAAAAGAATGTTCAATGTCGTAATTCCCGAAGATTTTTCAAAAAATATTCAAGAATTATGGAGTTTAGTTGAAAGCGACAAAAATATTTCAATAACAAAAGATCAAACAATTCATTCAATGGCGAAAACGGTTTTTTATAACGGTTTAATCGCAGGCGACATTTTAGTTGTTAAAAGAATTGTCAAAGGAAATCTTGAATATCAACTTATAAATGGCTTGTCGGTGGCTTCTTCCCGTTCGATTTCTGAGAATAAAAACAAAGTTATTGACGGCGTGGAAATCGACAAAAATGAAAAGCCCCTCGGTTATTATGTAATCGATAAGGACGGAAAAGAAGTTTATATTAAAGCGAGAGATTCCAAAGATCGTTTAGTTGCTTGGCTTGTTCCTTGCGGAATGAAGCGTTTGAATTCGCCCCGTTCATATTCAATTCTCGGAGCGATAATGCAGAAACTTCATAAAATCGGACAATATTCAAATTCCGAGGTTATGGCGGCAGAAACAAACGCCAAGTTTGCGGCTTGGGTTGAACAAGAAAAAGAAAGCACGGGCGTAAATCCGATTAAACAAATACCGGGTATGGGTAGAATTTTAGAAAATCAAGGGATTGTTCCGAATTCAGACGGCGACGACACGGGAACAATTCAGCGATTCAAAAATTCATTAAAGAAAATCGCTTCGGGCTTGTTTATCCACATGCCAAAGGGACAAAAATTGAATTCATTCGATACAAAACGCCCGAATGTTAATTATGTTCAATTTTTGGACGGTTCGATGAAATACAATTCGGCTTCGGTCGGGGTTCCGTTTGAAGTTGCTTTGATGTCGTTCTCGAATAACTTCTCTGCTTCAAGGGCGGCTTTGAAAATGTTTGAAGTTATTCTTCAAAATAATCGTCAATTTACAATAATCGATTATTTCTATCAAATCATATATGAACAATTATTCGAACTTGAATGTTTGAAGGGAAATATTTCGGCTCCGAGATATTTGGAACTTAAAAACGACGACGGATATTTGGACAACGCTTACACAAAAGCGAAATTTGTCGGCGTTAAAATTCCACATATTGACGAAGTAAAAGAAGTCAATGCCGTTCTTTCGAAAATAAAAGGAGGGCTTTCAACTTTCGAACAAGGCTTGGAAGATTTGGGAATTACATCGGACTTCGATTCAATAATCGAACGCCGAAAAATTGAAGAAGAAAAAATTAAAAAAGCAGGCTTAAAGTTTGAAACACTATTCGCCCCCGACGGCGGCGGTTCGAATGACGAAGATACGGAAAAAGACGAAAGAAGTAAAAAGTAAAAAGGAGAAAGAAAAATGGCAGAAAACATTAAGGTTTCGGAATTGCCGGAACAAGAACAAAAAGAACTAATCGCCGAAGCATACGCAGTAGGTTTGACGGGGTTCAATTTCACATCTTACAAAGTTGAAACTTTGAAAAACAAAATCGCCGAACAAAAGGCGAAAAATGAAGGAGCAGGAAACGACAACGGCGAAAATGGAGCCGATGAACAAAACGCTCAAAACGATGAACAAAACAAAGGCGATGATGAACAAAACGCCCAAAATGATGAACAAAACAGTTCAAGCGATGAACAAAACGCCGAAAATGTGAACGAAGGCGAAAATCAAGAAAACAAAGAAGAAGAAACAAACAAAAACGAAGAAGCAAAGAAAGACGAAGAACCAAAGAAAGAACAAAAGAAACAACCGAAAAAGGTTGAAAAAGTTGTTGAAGGTATTTGTCATATATGCAGATCAAAAGTTGTAAACGGCGTTTGTACGGGTTGCGGCTTTCATAAGTAATCGGAGGGCTTGAAATGGCAATAAAAATAAAAGGCGTTATCGGTTACGATATAAACGGACAAGAATTCGCTGAGAGGATTTCAAAATTATCGGGCGACATTGATTTTGAAATTGATTCTCCGGGTGGCTCCGTTTTTCACGGAATTTCGATGTTCAACGCTATTAAAAATTATGATCGAGGTCGTTGTCGCATGCATGTAGTTGGCGATTGTTCTTCAATGGCGGCTTATGTAATGTTAGCAGGCGACGGCGATGTTGAATTTGAACCGAATTCGATTGTTGTTTTGCATAACCCTTGGAGTTTAGCAATCGGCGACTATAAAGCGATGAAAAAAGAAGCCCTTATTTTGGAAGAAATGGCGAAACTTTACGCCCAAGCGTTTATTGATCGAGGACTTTTTGAAGAATCGGAAATTCGTTCAATTATGGACGAAGAAACTTGGTTTATGGGCGACAACTTGAAAAAACTCGGCGTTGTATTAGGGGACGAAGGAAGCGATTCCGATTCGGATTCCGACGACAATAACGAGGGAGGTCAAGAAATTAAAATTGCGGCTTTCCGTGAAAGAATGAACGAAGCCAAGGCAAAATTAAAAGCAATGAAAACGATTGACGATGAAACCGAAAAAATCGCCGCTTTATTGCCGTCAATTTCAAACCATCAAGGAATGAAAACAACAAAAGAAACAAAATCAGAAATACAAGAACCAAAGGAAAAAGGAGAAAACAAAATGGTTAAAAGTTTAGAAGAATTGAAAGCACAAAATTCAGCAGTTTACAACGAAGCAAAAAACGAAGGCGTTCAAGCCGAACAAAAAAGAGTTGCTTCTTTGATGAAATTCATCGATGTTGACAAACAAGCCGTTATTAAAGCGATCAACGACGGCGTTGGTGTAAACGATGATGAATTTCAAGCATCGATTTTATTGGCAAAAACTAACAAAGCCGAAATTAAAGCAATGGAAGATGAAAACCCTGCCGATGTAAATCCACAAACCGAAACACACGCCCCAGAAGGCGAAGGCGAAGGGGAAGAATTGACCGAAGAACAAAAGGCGAAGGCACAAAAAGAAGCCGACGACAAAAAATTCAACGCTATTTTAGCGGCAATGGGAGTTGAACAAAAGAAATAATTTTTCATTCTTAATCCCTATATATAACACGGACGGGCTTTTCGCCCGTCTTTTTCAATGCACATAAAAGAAAAAGGAGAAAATAAAATGACAGTAATTGACAATTCAAAAATCTTTCACAACGGAGTATATTCCGATGCGAGCGTTTTGGTTCCAAAAGAAACAACTTTCAAAGCAGGAACCGTTTTGGGTAGAGATGCAGACGGTAATTTGACAGCGTTTACAAGCGAAGTTAAAGGCAGTTCTCCTCTTTACATTTTGGCTCAAACTATTACAAACGAATCAACATCAGCAAGCGAAACAATCGATCTTGTTCGTGTATTCGAAAGCGGCTTGGTTGATAAAAACGGCTTAATTTTCATCAACGAAGAAGATGCCGAAAATGTGGCAGTTCTTGATGCTTTACATACAAACGGCTTCCGTTTGAGAAATGTTGAAGAACAAACAGTTCGTTCAAGTTTAGGTTAATTTTTTGGCTTAACCGTTCCCGATTAAAAACTAAAAAAAAGAATGTATTAAAACTAAAAAGGAGAAAATAAAATGGCAGATGTAATTAGAAAAGCAATGGAAGTCGGTTTTGATCTTAAACAAAAACCTTCAATGTTTCTTTCAAATTTATTCAAAAAGAAACAATTAAAGGGAATCAAAGTTGAACTTCAAGGAAGAGTTGTTGAAGGATATTATTCAGTTGATGTAAAACTCGG